GCCCTACGTATGTTATTTCCATAATGAGCCTTAGCAGCCTCGTAGTCCATCGCCTTATTCATTCCGAAGGTAGAGGGCTCCCACATGTTAAAACGGCATTTACGGCCCTTTATAGTCCGAATAAAGCCATATTTAGAAGCACTGTTAGACACTTCTGCGGCTAATTTCTTAACAAATGGTACTCTACTGTTATATGTTTGCAGCAATCTATCTGCAGCATCTTTATCAATACCTAATTCTGTGGCTAATTTGTTTTTACCCATACCATAGAAAAGACCCAAATTGATCGTCTTAGCATGAGTTCTAGATATACCTGCCATATCAGCAACTATTTGGTGAAAGTCTGCTGACTCATTTTGGTAGGCTTCTATAAATTCATCAGCACCATCAAATCCTGCGTCTATAGATGCAGCGTAGTGAGCTACTAATCTTGGTTCTTGTTGTGAGTAGTCAAAGCTACCCCATTGTCTACCCTCTTCAGGTAAAAATAAACTTCTAATTTTATCACCCATTTCTTTGTTACGGGCTGGTATCTGCTGTAAGTTTGGATTAGAATAAGATAATCGTCCAGATACAGTCCCACCCTGATCTGATCTTAATTGATTTATCTCTGCATGGATTCTGCCTTTGTGCGTATATCTTAATACGGAGTCTATGAATGTTGAATGAAATTTATTTATTTCTCTTGCTTGTCTTATTAGTTGTGCTATCGGGTTATTACAGTTTACTAACCAGTTTTGTGTAAAGCTTGGTTCTCCGGTTTTCTGTGTCCGTGGGTACTCCACACCTATTCTATCAAACACCTGAGCTACACTTCGTGCAGCCCAAATGTCTACACTGTGAGTTGTCTCTTGTTTTATTTTATCTAATACTTCAAATTCTTTTTTCTTAAATTCTTTTTTTAGTAAGTGAGCTTTTTCTTCATCAACTCTAATACCTCTACGTCTAGTATCAATAAGTATAGGCAGGAGCTCCATTTCCATTTCCCACACATCACTTAAATTTTGTTTTACAATTTCACCTTTTAATCTTTCCCATAGTCTCAAAGTTAAACCTGCATCTTGTTCAGCGTAATGACCAACATAACCCGCAGGTAATCTCCACATGTCAGCCTTGGGATCTATGCCCCACTCTTTAGCTTTTTCAGTTAAGAATGTTTCATTTTTAACTTCACCTAAATAATCTTTAGCACATGCATTTAAACTAAAACTAAATCTATTTTCATTTATTATTGCTGCAGCTATCATAGTATCTACAATCTTACCTTTAATCTCGAAACCATTTACTAACAACCAACCGACATCGTAACTTGCATTATGAAATATTTTAGTAGCAGGAGTTTTAAGAATATCCTGCATCCATGCAGTTGTTATAGCTAAATCCATATTACCACCTGCATCATGTTGAATTGGAAAGTACCATTGTTGGCCCAGTGCAGCTACTGCAAAACCAACTATGCCACCATCAAAGGTAGCCCATCCAGCTCCTTTAGTTTTTATATTTGGATCTTTAGTTTCTAAGTCTATTGCAATTTCTGTGGCTTTAGACAAATCAGGGTATTCAGCAGGACATATCCAATCTGAATCATTATAAATAAAATTTAATTGATGGGTCATTTATTATTATTACTTATAACTTTTATTAATTGATTTGCAAAAGATTTTTTTACACTGCATAAATATTTCCTGACATAGTAATTCTTGGTAAGTCAGAAGTATAAAATGGATATACAGAGTGTTTTAAAAAAGCTGGAAATATAAAACCTTTTCCTTCGTAAGTCTTGTCGACAGGTATGTTATGTTCAGTAATACCTCCTCGACTTGCTTGGTCTAAATGTATGAATTGTAAAAATCCTGATAGAGGTGAATTACTATTTCTTGACTTAGGATTATTCATTTCATCTTGGATTAAAAAAGGTATTTGTATAAATAATATAAAACTAAATATACCTGAGTGTGAATGAGCAGGATTAAATTCATGTTTGTGCATATGATTTACCCAAAAATCTTGTTGTTTAAGTTTTAAATGTTTTGTTATTTTAACTGTTTTTAAATGATTACTTGAATTTGTTTTAGGATCCTTAATTATATTCATTAAGGTGGGTTCAATCAAAGGTATATATTTAGTCAAATCATATTCTTTTTCTATGTTTCCTGCTAAATCTACGTTTTTGTTAGAACTAGTATCATTTGCGATACTTTTTAAACTTTGAAATACTTCAGGTGGTATATCAAAAAAATCAAGCACGTTCGTTATTCCATTTAATTAATAGCAGCAATATTAACCCAAATATTATAAATATAAATCCTAGAGATATACATAATTGCATCACGAATAATCTCTTTCTAATATCATTTCTAAATAGTGTATGGCCTTTTGGATATCTTTTTCTTTGCCTTTTGACTGATGCCTACAAATGTACTTAATTGCATTGCCCTCAGCAAATAAAAGTTTATTTTCATTAATAAATTCTGCGGGCTGAATCTTCATTTTAGAGTAGTGATTCCCGCCTACCTGCTTTTCTAAAGAATCATAAGTAGCTCCCTTGAACATATCTTTATGTGTCATTAATACCCCCATCCTACGAATGAAATTCGTTCACCTTTTAAACAATTAGTTACTCTGTGTGGAAACATAAAATTAGATGGAAATATAATAACATCACCCTTACTCATAGCTACTCTCTTGTCTCTACATATAAATTCTGATCCTTCAAAGTCATCATTTAAATTACCCACTATACTTAATATAGGAATTCCTTTTTCATTACCATCAAAAATTGAATGTATATGATCATGATGTTCTTTCATTAAACTGCCTGGAGCATATTTATTAAATCTAAGTCTTGTAATCTTAGTTATAAATTCGTTTTTTGTATTTTCAGTTTTGCCACAAAATGTTTTTTGATATTCTCTAATCAATTGATGTAAAAGAGGATGCAGCAACCCACACAAATCATCAGGCATATAAGAAATGACAACCCCTTCTGTATCTCTGTCATGAAATTCATTTCTATTATTATTATGCCATAAATGTTTTTCCCATTCTAATTCTTTTGACCTTTCTATTAGCATATCGCATATGCTAGATGGTATAATATTGCCTTTCATTATATACTTTTCAATCATAATCAAAGTCTCTTAGAATTTTTAAATTTTCTTGTGCTTGAGCTATTTCATTTATTAACTTATCGCATTCGTCAACGTGTTGTGGATGTTCACCAATAGCTACTGGTTTTTCAAAATATATTTTTATAGTAGCTTCGGCTTTAGATATTTGTGCATTATATTTATCTCCTAGTGCTTGTATTATTAATTTTCTAAACATAGTTTGCCTCGTAAAGTTTAAAGTATTTACCTAATGGAAAGTTATATTGATGATAGGTGCCTAATAAATGCAACGTACCTTTAGATCTTGTTGCACCTGTATACCAAACTCTAAGTTCTTTTACTTTATCCATTAAGTTTTTCTTCTCAAAATGAGAAGGATAATTACATTTACTTGCTAAAACTACATTATCAGCTTCTCCGCCTTTGACTTGGTGAATAGTATCTATAATTATCTTTGGTGGCAAGTTTAAATCTATACCCTCTTTCATTAATTTTTTAAAATACAACTTATCTTTTTCCTTAAATTTTCTTTTAAAAGCATCTTCCCAGCTGCTTTTTTGATCTCTCATACCACACCTCAAATGTAATTCGTCAAAATTAAACACCTGATTCGGATGAGCAAAGCTCCATTTTTTGCTGTCCGCTGACCGGTAGCCGTGATCTATGTTTAAAAGAAACTCATACATTACTGTTGCTTCTTCTCTTGTTATAGATCCACCTTGATTAATTTTATTCCAATACTCAATAGCTAAAAATTGATTAGTATCAAATGATCTATTACCTTTTACATCTTGATAATATAGTGAAAGATTTCTTGCTTCGTGCTGCAATTCTTTTTTTACATCGTTTATTCTAGCAAGTACCATCCAAGATCCTTCCATGTCCCAAGGTACTTTTTTTAATCCATTCCATCTATGAATAGATCCCTCTTTACCATTAGATATAAATTCTTTTTTTATTCTATTATCTCCCATAGAATTTAAAATACATTTAGAAAAGAAATGTACATTTTTATTAAGTCTTACAGATTTTTTTAATATAACTTTACGACCTGGAAAAGTTTGAAAGTGTTCTACATCTGCACCATTCCATTCATAAATAGCCTGGTCATCATCTCCAGCTAGATAAACTCTATGTACTTGTGCCGCTAACTTAACAACCAAGTCCCATTGTAAAGGTGTTAAATCCTGAGCTTCATCTACCATTAAGACTCTAAAAGGTATTGATAAACCATCATCAATAAATTTTTGTATCATATCAGTAAAATCTAATCTGTCCGGTGTCCGTTGTCCGTTTTCTAACTCCATAGTTTTAAATTCTTCATAACCTGCAATAATAGATTTGAATTGCTGCAACCTTACAGCTTTTCTTGGCTGCTGTTTGTACAGCCACACAGGATCTACTTTCATGTTTCTAGCTCTGTCATAAATTTGTAGCGACCAATTGTTATAAACTTTTTGCTCATCATGACCTTCTTTAAAATTTACTTTTACAGTTCCATATTGTGTATGAAACGTAATCATATCCACTTTAGGATCTAGTACAGGAATCTCTGCAAATTGTTGTCTTGCTAAACTATGTATGGTTCTAAAATATTTAAAGTCATCTTCATCATACTCTTTAAATTTTTTTCTTACACGACTTACACATTCGTCAACAGCTTTGTTAGTAAATGATATATAACATATTTCATCAGGTGAATAACCTTGTCGTAAGTATCTTTGTACTCGTTTTAAAAGGTTCTCAGTTTTACCTGTCCCTGGAGGGCCAAATATTTTAACTGTCTTCCCATGCAGCTTTTGCTTTAGTAAATTTGACATTTTTATTTTTGTGTTCCATTTGTTTTGGTAATGCTACAACCCAATGTCTGCTATCAATAGCTTGAAATTTCTTTTTAGGTTTAGCACCTCCCGATTCTAAAAATTTAGTACAATCTTTTTCTGACCAGTTATAACCCATTTTTTTAATAAATTGTCTAAATGTTTCTAATTTAAATCTCATCTCAGAATCATCCTTCCAAATATTACCGTTATCAATTTGGTCAAACTCAGTTGTATCTTCAACATCTTCCAAAAACCTAGACATTCTAGAATTAAATACATCGCCCATTTCTTCTGCTGCATCAAATCCTTCCATGTCTTGTTTGTTAGATATTAACTCTTCTAGCCAATCTCTGTAAGGGTCAGGGTCTCGTTTAGAAGGCTTTAAAGTACGCCAAACTATATCATAATTAAGCAATGCTTCCCCTAATAGCTGCTGTTGATATAATTGTTTAGTAGATAATCTAATTGATTTACCTTGAATAGGTAATATCCAATAAGGTTCAGGGTAAGAATTAACTTTTAAAAGTTTTCCTACTTCGGGTAACGCTTCATTAGTTCCAATCCCAAACTTACGCTTAACGCAAGTAGATGATACGCAGTGCATTCTAGCGATTGACGTTTTACATTTGTACGCATATTCTTTATTTTCTACACCTTTAAAAATATTTTGCAACTCTTTAGGATGTAAGTTTTCTGAACAAACTTTAGTCATCATATTTCTAGTCCAATCTTCATACATAACTGGATCAGGATTTATTTTTTTTGCTAATACTGCTACATTAAACATAGCATCATTCCTACCTTCACCTTTTTGTACTCTGTTTTTCATAAAGTTAATTACGCAAGGTGGGTAATCTTTAGTTTCATCATCTTGAAATATTTTTAATTTTTTAAAGTCTGCTGGTTTTAATCTGTAAGGTTTTACAAATTCAAATAAATTTTCTATTTTAATTCCGTTGCCATTGTCATCCATAGCAACACGAGTTGTCATATGTGCTTTTTGATATGGTAAGTTTACAAAATTACCTTTTCTTTTTTCATCCCATTTTTCAGGAGATAGATCTACTTCATCTTGAGCAGGATAAATATCTGTTGTTGTGTCGTTGATTCCTAAGTCTGAGGCTATCTCTATTAGTTTCTTACGCATTGCTGATGCAGCAACGACTCCATCAATAAATAATACTAAGTGTAATCCGTTGGATTTCGATCTGAACGGGATGAGTGGGTACTGTCTTTTCCGTATAACCGATATAACGTCCTTATGCTGTATATTATAACGATCAACATCGATGACCCCCCAAGAGCATGTATTATCATCTCTAATTGGAACGCTTCCATAGTATGCTTCTCCTTTTAAATGTTGTTTCCAATGATCTAACGTCATTGGTTTTGGTTCAACCCAATGTTTGAATTCATTTTTGCCGTTCGGTTTTTTACTTCCTATAGGCTGAGATGCACCAAAATATGTAGATGAGCCCTGGAAGAGTTGTACAAACTCTTCCAAGGTTTTGTCAAGTAGACTCATAGATTAGAAGGGTGTTTTTTCCTGTTGTTCTTCTTTTCCATGATTAACTTTTACTGATCCTTTTTTACAAGTCTCATAAAAGCCGAATGCTGCTTCTAAAACAGTCTTATCAGCCACAGGGCCAATATGTTCTATTTCCCAGCCATACCATGATCCTAACTGATTTTTCTCTAAAACAGTTCGCATTTTATATTGCTGCGTGAATGGAGCAGGTTTAAAGAAACCTTTACCATCAGCTTTTTTCTGTCTTAAAGACATCATCATAGAGTTCCACTTCTTAGATTTTTTTCTTTGAGTGGATTTCATAGTAACCAATGCAGTTGATTGAGAACCATCTTCACATATTAAAATATAGTGAGAAGCTGTTTCTTCTACATAGTTGCCGCTTTCAAGTCTATCTTTACCATTATCATCTCTTGTTGTTTTAGACATGATGTCTGATGTTGCAGGATAAACATTTACTGGTGCTACTGCACCTTGGTCTCTGTCTTTCCATTCGATATACTCTAATTTATAATAACAAGGTATAACTGTAATACCATTTTGACCATTATAAAGTTGGTTCGTTACAGTATTATAAATCATACCTGGTCTAGCAGCTTCGATAAACTGACTATCACCTTGTGTTACTTGAGGAGATAATTGTCCTAGCACTTTTAAAAATGGTAATGCTACTGATTTAGCATCAACATTATCAAAGCCAGTATCAGCAAATTGTTCTAAATTTACTGCAGCTAAAGCTCCTCCTTTTTTAGCTATTACTTCAACGTCTTTCGTTGTTTTTTCACCGTTATTCATACTTATCCTTTGTTAGTTATTTTAGTTTT